TGCGCCTTTGGCTGCTGGAGGGTCTTTGGCTGCTGCTGCCCCAGCATTTCTTGGGATGGGTCCATTAGGTTGGGCAGCTTTGACGGGCGTTGGCCTGTTGACTGCTTTTGGTTAAGATTACAGGAATCCCGTCTGACGAAATAGACCTTTACTGGTCGGAAGCGGAGCCAATACTAAAACGAGCGACGGACAGGGGGAAAGAGTTTTTAACAGTTGACCTATACGAGTATATTTCAAAGGGCAAAATTCAATTGTGGATAGCCTTCGACGAAGAAAAAATAAGGGCCGTTTGCACGACGCAGATTGTAACCTACCCAAGGCTTAAAGTTTGTGCAGTATTATACTTAGCGGGCAGTGGTTACAAAGATTGGATAATGTTCCAAGACTATATTGGGGCATGGGCAAAAGAAAACGGTTGCTCTCACCTTGAAGGATATTTCCGCAAGGGTTGGCTGAGAGTTCTAAAAGATTGGTCCGCAAGTTGGACATTAGCACGTAAGGAATTGTAATCATGGGCGGTTCACCAAAACAACAAGAAATTCCCGACACTCAGACAACTAAGACTGAGCCATGGGATGAACAGAAAGGCTCGTTACAGACCATATTCGGTCTACAAGCTGGCCTGACTGGTGTGCCAACTGACAACTTGCCTCAAGGCCAGCAAGACACGGCTTTGCAAGCGGGCGACTTCTCAAACGCTGCACAGCGTATGCAGTATTTCCCCGGTCAAACTTATGCGCCATTCGCAGGCGAGACTGAGGCCGCACTCCAAGGCCAAGCTGCACGGGGTTATCAAGGCTCACCAGTTAACCAAATGGCGCAAGCTCAGAACGTCGCAACCAATAGCGGACAATTTCTTGACGCGGGCAACCCCTATTTTAGCCAAATGGCAGACCGCGTTACAGAGCAGGTCATGCCGAAAGTTCAAGGACAATTTGCACAATCAGGGCGCACAAACTCAGGTCTTGCATCACGAGCATTAGGTCAGGGCTTGGGTGATTCAATCGGCGCGCTTGGATATCAGAACTATTCAGACGAACGCAAAAACCAAATGAACGCTATGCAGATGGCACCACAGCTTGCGGAAACAGATTACCATGACTTCGCGGCACTTGGTGAGGTTGGCCAAGCGCGTGAGGCCCTTAATCAACAAGGTATCAATGATGCAATCGAACGATTTAACTTTGAACAGACAGAGCCTTTCCAACGCCTTGCGATGTTTAACAACGCGGTTCAAGGCAACATGGGAGGCACGTCTATTGGCACTCAGACTTCAAGCGGTGGTGGTGGGAGTCGCCTCGGCTCAACTATTGGCAGCGGTTTGCTTGGTGCTGGCGCATTAGCGTCATTGGCTTCATAGGAGTATTTAGACATGGGCATTCTCGATGATATATTCTCTTCAAGCAATCCAGCCAAATACAAAGCTGGCTCTTACGCTAATCCGGGGCAACCTTCGCCACAACAGGGCGGCGGTCTCTTAGATTACTTTGATAAGCCTGGCCGTATGCAGACAATCTCAAGCGCTTTAATGGGCGCAGGACAAGGCATGTTGCAAGCGCCACAGAACGGCGGCCGCTTCGGGCAAGCTATGAGTGGACTTGCGGGCATGGCGGGCGGCATGGCACAGAACAAAAAGAAGGTTGAGCAAGAAGCTATGTTCGAGCAATTGGCTGGTGGCGACCCTCTCAAGTTGGCATTTTTAAAATCAAACCCAGAAGTGGGCATGAAAATGATGATGGAACAGAAGTTTGCAAAGCCGACTGCGACATTTAGCACGGTTCAAAACCCATACAAGCAAGGCGGCTATGGTCAGAAAAACTCTCTCACGGGGGAGATAATTAATTACCAAGGCGCACCAAAGGCCGCGAAACAAGGCAACCCGATTGAAGTCTTAGATATTGCTTCAGGCAAGAATGTTATGATTCGGCCAAATAATTTTGATCCGACGAAACACGGGTCTCCAAAAGACGCCGTTAAAGTTGGCAATTACGCTCAACAGGCTAAAGACGCCGGTTTAATGCCAGGCACTCCTGAATTCTACGCCTATGTTAAAGAACTACAAAAGAAAACACCTCTTATTGAGAATAAGTCAGAGACAGCCGCACAAGCAAGATTGTCAGGACGCAGAGGGGCTCTTATGGATAAATACGACGGCATTGCATCAACGCGAGATAAAGCAGCCGCAATGGGCAGGCTTGCAGCGTCTTCCCCGACTGGTTACGGCGCTGAATGGCGGCTCCTAGCGGGGAGGGTAGGCAACGCTATAGGCCTGCCCGTTGATATGAAAGAAATAACAAGTTTAGAGCAATTTAATGTTCTGCAAATGGACTTTGTTATGGACAGAATCGCAGGCACGAAAGGATCTATTTCAGAAAAAGAAATGGACGCATTCAAAGCCGCAGGTCCAAGCCTTGGAAATTCGCGTGAAGGTAACATAATTATTGCTAAAGTCATGGGTGAACAGGCTAGACGCGCTGAAGTCTTATTAGACGCTGAATTAGATGCGCTCGACTCTGGAATGACAGAAAGAGAAGCCCGAAAAGAAGTAGGAAAACTAAGAGCGGAGTTTAGAAAAACAGATTTCCTATCGGCGGAGGAAATGGCGACTATCCTCGGAACTTCGTCCTCTCCGGTTGTTGAATTCGATAAACAGTTAGAAGACGATTTAAATCTTTATGCCCCTATAGGCGCAAAATAATGGCAGATATAGAACGCCTAAAGGCAGGATTTAAGGCTGCACACGCGGCTGGTGACACTGACGCGGCAACGCGCTTTGCCAAGGCTATACGCGCATCTCAAGGGCAGAAGTTTGAAGACCAACCAACGCTAGATCAAAGAGTTGAAGGAACGTTTGGTCTTGAACCTAATATAGAAAGACCTGGTTTCCTGCCAATGCCGTCCTTTAATGAAGGCGACACTATGACAGACTTCACTGCCCCTGCATGGGTGTATGAAGCCGCGCGGGGCGTATCAATGCCTAAACAAGCACTATCTGGTGGTGATATAACAGAAGAGGACATCACGCGCGGCGCATTGGGTGCATTTGCGCCTTTTTCCTCACAGTTAAAGCCAATGCCTAAGCGAACGCCAAACAAACTAACAAGGTCCGATATTAGAGACGCACCAACGACTGATCAATTAAAAGCGGCGGGGAAGGAAAAATATAACGCGGCAAAGAAATCTAACGTTGTCATAAATTCGAATAGTTTTGACAGCATGGTTGACGGTATGGGGCCAAGTTTGAAGTCAGAAGGTTTTGCTGAAGGGCTGCATCCTAAAGCGTCTACCGCGTTAAACGAAATTGCGAAATACAAAGGCAGCGATATAGACGCGCAAGAATTAAGTATTATTCGGCGTCTCGCTAAGTCTGCTAAAAGCAGTTTAGACAAAGACGAGGTTCGCATAGGCGGGAAGATGGTAACATATATAGATGATTACCTTCGTCGCATAGGCGTTGATGATGTTGCGCCAAAAGGCCCTTGGGGCCCACGTTCCAGCGACCCTAAAAAATACATTAATACTCTTAAGGAAGGGGATGCATTATGGACCAAAGCCAACAAGTCAAAGATTATTGACGATATGATAGAAAACGCTTCAAACGCTGCGTCAGGTGAAGAAATGGGATTAAGGAATGCCGCCCGCGCTTTGCTAAAGCAGGACGTTAAAAAGAACATATTTAACAAGACTGAGCGGGACGCTTTGAAGAAAGTTGCACAAGGCACAGCAGGTGTAAATCTACTCAGAACCATTGGCAAGTTTGGCCCAACTTCAGAACAGCAATCTAAGGCTATGATGCCGTACATAGGCGGAGCGGGTGCGTATGCTCTAGGGGGTGTCCCTGGAATGCTAGCCCTTGGCGCTGGAGGTAACCTTGCTGCGCAAGCGGCTAAACAAGGGACAAAACAAGCCGCATCAACAGTTAGAGCGTTAACGTCAGGCGCAAAGCCAAGGGCGTACACCCCATCATCGTTACCATATCAAGGCTTGCTCGGAATGGGCGAAGGTGCCGCAGCTGGCGGAGCAATACCGCCTTATAGAAAAGATAGGAAGAAATAATATGGCAACCTTTTATAACTGGTCAACAACCCCTGCATCAAACGCGTCCGTCGGCAATATCGATTGGGCTGAAGGTATGGCACCGAGCCAAGTCAACAATTCAGCACGTCAAGAGATGGCAGACGTTGCGGCTTGGCGTGACTTTTTCGGCGGGGCTAAAACCACGTCAGGCACAGATACTATAACTTTGACATCCGGCATGACAATCACGGCCTATGCTTCGAACCAATTATTTGTTGCGAAATTAGGCGGTACAAATACCGGCGCAGCAACACTTAATATTGACTCGCTTGGGACTAAGGCCGTCGAAATTAATGGATCTGCAGTAACGGCTGGCGAATTAGTTGCGGGCAAGTTTTATATGTTTGTTTACGACGGCACAGCATTTCAGGCATCTAGGGTTTCAGCGGAATCTGGATTTACCAACCCTATGACGACTCAAGGGGATATGATACGCGGTGGCGGGTCTGGGGCGGCGGAGCGTGTGGCAATTGGTGCAGCTAATACTGTTTTAATATCTGATGCGACGGACGCTGATTGGTCAAAACTACCCATCGCCTCCCTTGCCAACGGCACAGACGGCGAGTTGATAACATGGGACGCTGCTGGCGCTCCTGCGGTGGTTGCAGTTGGCACGTCTGGGCAAATATTAACTTCTGGCGGTGCTGGCGTGGCTCCTACTTTTGCAACCCCTTCTGGTGGTCGAACACTATTAGCTGAGAGTTTGGCGTTCTCTGCACAGTCCGTTATTACATTCGATGGCTACTTCGCCTCAAATGACATGATCGAAATCCATTGTTTCGATATGGTCCCTGCGGCTGCTGGCGACGTTGAGTTGCGGTACGAAGTGAAGGTTGGTGGTGCTTGGGCCACAGCATCATACGCGAGTTACATGGTCAGAGGTCTAACAGCGGTTAGCTCGACTGCTGCCGCGACTGGCGTTTTAGGTTATATGCGAGGGACAAACTCAGCCCATTATATTGAGTTACCTCGCCCAGATCAGACCGTTGATAATAAGACTTTATTCTGTCACGGCGTATTCGATGATACGACTTATGTAAACACAACAGCGACTAGCCAGTACCAAGGCGCGACAGGCGCGGTAACAGGTATCCGCTTTAAGCCGGGGTCGTCTACATTCTCTGGTTCAATTCAAGTATGGGGTTCGTAACATGGCACGTACACAAATCATAATCGCTGCTGGCTCAGACCCAGTAACAGTGAACTTCACAGCGGCAGAAGAAACTGCTCAAGATGCTGTCGATGCAACGTTTGAAGATGGGGCTACTGCTAGGGCAGTGTTCGCAGAGATAGAACGCATTGAGAGTACAATGACCAAGCGCAGAGAGCGTGAGCGTGACACAGGTGACGCAACTGCTGTTGCTTGGTGGTCTGCTGCCGTTGCAGCGATAGACCTTGAGAGGGCCAAGCTCTAATGGAAGCCTTCAACGGCGAAGAGCGCCGGGTATTCGATGAGCATAGCAACGCATACATCACCCGACACCAAGCTATCGCGCTTGCCCAATCATCTGGGATCGCCGCAGCTAAAGAAGTGCTGGAGGGGTTTGGCATCTATGCGTCAACTCCAGAAGCTAAAGCGGAATACCGCAAAGACATGGAGCATGTGCGCAACCAACGCAACGCCTGTGCTTCTGTAAAATCTAAGGGTGTGTTGTGCGCGGTTGGCGTCATCACAACATCGGTACTTGCTATGGTTTGGATGGGATTCTCTGCCTTAATGAAAACTAAACTTGGCTGATGGATATAGTAGCTGACCTCAAGGCAGTTTGGCCGTTCATCATGGCGGTACTGGCTCTGGTCGTCTGGCTGGTCAGGCTGGAGAGTGTATCTAAGCAGAACTCACAGCAGGGCATGGAGAACAAGAAGGCAAGTGACGCAGCCTTTGAGAAGATCGATGCCATCAACGAGGTGCTACCCGTTATACAGAGCAAGATTTCAGTTTTCGGTTCAATGCTAAAGCCAGATAAATTAGCGGAGCATCACAGTTCGACTGCCCGATTTCAAGCTGAGACTGAGAAAGACATCGAGCGTCTGATGGACGCAGCAAAAAAGTCGGGAGATATCTGATGAGGCGTGTAAACGCTCTGTTGATCCTGTTAGTTCTCGCCGGGTGTGCAACTGCACCAGCGCCAAAAGTGTCTATGTGTAACGATGTTAAAGCGGAGTTTATTAATTGGCGGGCCGATTTATTCGCAAAAAACCCAACGGCACAAGAACGCCCGCTCGACGCAAATGAGACTGAGGTTTTTATATCTGCCTATAATGCAACGCCTCCGGTTTCACATTTAAGCGCAGCGCATATAGCGGTTTACCATGTCGAAGGTTTCCCGCAAATGCTTGTCGTTTGGCTTGATGAATCGTCTTGCGTTCAAAATACGTTAATGATTCCTGTCGAACATATGAAGAAATTACTTAAAGGATATCCAGTCTATCCGACCAATCAAAAACAGACATAGGAGAAACAAAATGCCGTTCAAACTAGACCCGAACTTACGTGAATACTCGACTGATTTACAGTGGCTTAAATATGAAGCATTAGCAGAGCATGGCACTCACCTAAAGGCTGCTGAATCGCTTGGCCTTGCTAAGTCCAACATCACAACAGCGATACTCGCGGTTAAAAAGAAAGCCGCAAGTCATGGATATTCTCCAGCCCACGGATGGCAACACCCTGTCCCGGCGGGCTTTCTTGTCAAAGCGACAAGCACATTAAGAGATGCACAGACGGGCGAGGCAAAACTTGTCTGGGAAAAGACTGAGCGCGACAAAGAAGAACTTGAAATTGCAATGCATGAGGCAATTGAAGCCCTATGCGACGATATAAAGCCATTACCTGCAATACAACGGCCTAAACAGGCAGATACCGACATGCTGTCAATTTATCCGGTCGGAGATCATCATATTGGCATGCTCGCATGGGATGAAGAAACGACTGACAATTATGACACTGGGAAAGCCGAGCATTTATTGCATGGCGCTATGGACTATCTCGTCGATGCAGCACCAAAATCAGGCGAGGCGTTAATCATCTTATTGGGTGATTTCCTGCACTATGATTCATACGTTCCGGTCACCGAAAAATCTAAAAACATCCTTGATGCAGACACGCGTTACCCTCGAATAGTCAGGGCTGCAATGAGAGCAACCCGTCACGCCGTTTCAAGGGCCTGTGAGAAGCACGACAAGGTGAGGGTAATAGTTGTGGCCGGAAACCATGACGCGTCCTCTATGGTGTTCTTACGGGAAGCTATGCATTGCCTTTACGAAGAAAACCCGCGTGTCGAAGTGGACCGTTCACCAAAGTTATTTCATTACCATCAATTCGGGCAGACATTAATAGGCGCGCACCACGGCGACAAAGTAAAGATGGCGGACCTACCCTTGTTGATGGCGACAGACCAGCCTGTATCATGGGGAGAAACAAAACATCGATATATTTATATCGGCCACGTTCACCACGATTCAGTCAAGGACTTTAATGGAGCCAAAGTTGAATCATTGCGTATTCTTGCGCCTGGAGATGCATACGCATACGGGGCAGGATACAGAACGCCGCGCGACATGAAGCGCATTGATATTCATTCAGAGTTTGGCGAAGTCGGACGGCAAACCGTCACCCCGGACATGATAGGGTGATTTATGAGCATTACACGGATGTTCCAAGCTCGGCTTGGCCCTCGGATTTCTTTTCGCCGCGTGAGATTGCGTGTAAGGGAACGGGCGAAATACTCATCAACGTTCCGGCTCTACAGGCGTTGGATGAATTCCGTCGTATTATCGGTGTGCCGTTTTCCCCGAATAGCGCTTATCGTTCTGCATATCATAATGCGCGTATTGGCGGTGCGCCTCTCTCTCAGCATCGCCTCGGCACGGCTTTCGATATCCCGCTATCTATCGGGACGAAAGAAGAAATCGAACGTATTGGACGGGCCGTGGGGTTTCGGGGGTTTGGATTGAAATACAATACATTCGTGCATATTGACATGGGTAGAGCGAGAACCTGGTGATGATGGATTTAATTACGTCTGCTCTGTTTGGTGCTGGCACTGGTGGCATCGGTCTTTTGTTCGGATTCGTGACAAAGGCGTTCACATGGTACGCAGAAGCCAAAGAGAAAGACGCGGAACATAAACGCGTTTTAGAGCTGACACGGCTTAACTCGGAGATCAGAGATAAAGAATTTGAGAATGAACGTGAGATTGCTTTGGATCAAGCCGCCGTTCAGCTTCGTAATGCGTCGTATGCACATGATAGCAACACGGGCAAAGCCTCACAGTGGGTTATTGATACGCTTCGGATGGTTCGCCCTTCTGTTACAGGCATTCTTATCATTCTGCTCGGAATCATTTATTTCACAATAGCGGATCTAGGTTCAAAGGCAGAGATTGTCAGTTCCGTAATTTACATGGCCACATCGTCAGTGACTTGGTGGTTTGGTGACAGAATGACTCAAAGGAAAAAATAATGACCGACAATATCATAGAATTCCCGCTTGATATTCATGGCGACATTCCGACGGATAAAGTAGTCGAGGCTGCACTAGGCCAAGACCTTGAGAGCGTTCTTGTGCTTGGGTGGCTTAACGATGGCGTCATGTATATGTCAGGGTCTAGCGCGAACGTGCTTGAAGTTATCGCGACTCTGGACCTTGCCAAGGCCGCCCTGCTCAAGGACATGTTAAATGAAGGAGAATTCTAGTGATTGCTTTATGTGCCGCAATATTAATTGGTGCGCTAGGGAGCGCCGCCCGTTACGCACAGGGGAATGGTCATGCGGGGCCGGGCCGGTGGAGTCTGTTCTTGATATGTGCAATCGCTGCATGGTACGGGCTTCAACCCCAGAACCTACTTGATATAGCCCTTGCATGGGCGTGTGCCGCATTCGCAACGTTAAATAGGAACAGCGCGATAACCTTTCTCCATCGATAGTTCATGTCTCAGTCTCCTTTGTTGTGGGTTAGCTTTTCTTTACTTTGTTTAAACGTTCAACAGTGCAAGTTTAGCTTTTTCAAGTAGCCACATAACATCGCCACCATCTGCAAAGCTTGATGCAAAATATAGTTCTCCGTCCTTGTCCCATCCCAAGACCACAACCCTTTCACTGATATCCTCTTTCGCGGCATCCAAGACACGATCCACAGGTAAGTCTAGGCGGGTGATATTCCCAAGTGGTATAACGTTATCATTCTCCATTTATCTTCTCCTTTCCATGCCCACGAGGGGCTCCCTTACGAAATTGCGCGCCGGACTAATTCTGGCGCTGATACTTGTAGTGCCGCCGCAATGCTGACTATGGTTTCCAACGTCGGGTTTTTGCTCCTGCCATCTTCCAATTCCCAAACCTGTGTTTTTGATATCCCTGCACGATCTCCGACCTGTTGAAGAGATAGACCGAGTTCCGACCTTCGCTGTTTGATAATGTTGGCTAAAGCCATGACCAGTTCTCGCTCCTTACTTAAGTCCACATTTCGCGCTTTTCGCGCACGTAATTCTCAATATCCAAAAGGTTGATCTTTAACTCTTCGTCGGTGCGATCTGGATCGACGTGTAGCTGATCCAGCGCGTCTAAGACCTCTTGCATTAGCTCGTCCACTTACGTAGCTGTATCTAGATGTGCATGCTTGTTCAGCCATCCGATCAGGTCAGATTTCCTTTGCGGTACGTCGTGTGGGTAGAGTGTACAGCTCTCATCTTTATGTACTTTCGCAATGCTTTTAGCTTCTCGCTTAGTACCCGACCACCTATTGAGTGCACCGACCGTATGATTAAACCACGTCACTTCATAAACTCGCATTACAAAACCCTCCTTTGTGCGATATCGTAATCGCGATATCGGCCTTGCTTTATTGGCCCAAAATCACCGGCTCTAAAAACCGTATCATGTTTGCTGGTGGTGTTTCAACTGCACCATCGCGCTATACCCTCCTTTAATCTAACGGCTTCCAATGTGTGACGCACTGCGCCGAAAGTTCAGCGTCAAGTGACGGCTTTGGATCACGACTGGCTAGGTATTCTACGTTAAGCGTTGCGCCGTTCTCGCCTTGAGAAAACCACCCGATACCAAAGCGCCCGTCTGAAGTTTTTATAAGAACATCATATCGATGCGTCGGCGGCTTAGTCTGCCAAAGATGGTTTTCCATTTCCTCCCGCGCGAGAAAGTGCGCTTCCTTAATATGATCGGAAATAATCACATCGTCGCTAGGGGATAACTGCGTGATAGTCGTGCTTAGGATGCTGTAGATTTTTTCTATTCTGTTCATTTTGTTACTCGCTCCTTAAATGTTCAGTTCTTCGCGGGCCGTATCCAATCCAAAGTGCCACTATGTTTAATATTTCCATTAGCTTTCGCCTTTAGGTAATTCGGACGGCGGTTGTGCTTCGCTCAGAAGGGTTAAGATTTTATCCGCCATTAGGGTATACGAACTCTCAGCACGCTCAGTACTCCTCTCAGCACACGCAGCACTCGCAGCACTCGCAGCACTCCTCTCAGCACTCCTCGCAGCATTCATAGCACTCCTCGCAGTACTCCACGCAGCACTCTCAGCACTCCTCGCAGCACTCCCAGCACTCCTCGCAGCACTCGCAGCACTCTCAGCACTCCTCGCAGCACTCTCAGCACTCTCAGCAGCACTCTCAGCACTCTCAGCAGCACTCTCAGCACTCTCAGCAGCACTCCACGCAGCACTCGCAGCACTCCTCGCAGCACTCCTCTCAGCATTCATAGCATTAGCAGCCTTTTGATCTACAGGTTGACCCTTAGTAAGTGGTATCAAAACATCTGCACATTGCTTAATACTGTCTTTGACAAGAGGGTGATTGATACCGGGATTAACTTCTTCGTCAGTCAGTAACCAATATTGAAATTTCCAACCGACCAGTGACAAGTCAGCTCCGGGCTCAATAGCAGACATGAATCGTGTAGGCCACTTCATTGCCGCTTCGTTTGGTAATCCCTCGAAAATGCGGTCTTCAAGCCGTGCCAGCATGACAGGAATGCCAAAGCGATCTTCATAATCCATGTGATTGCCAGAATGGATTGTGCACCCGACTGCACAGCCTTTGCCGTTTTTCCAATACTGGCCTTTTACGATTTGATCCGCAGACGCGTGGTCTGCTAATTGTGACAGAATGTCATTCTTTATTTTTGGATCGTTATAGTAAGCGAGCATAATTATATCCCTTCATGTGGTGTGCAGTATTTTCCGCCGCACTCTTGATAATCGATTTCATATTGCGCCTGAGTTTCAGCCATTGAAACAAAGACAATGAACATTAATGTTGATAACAATAACATCAAGCTAACGCCTAAAATAAACATTTTCATTTGAGAAGCGCCTCTGCTTGCTGGATTGATAGGCCGCCATGCAAGCAAAGCCAGGTAACAGCTTTAAAAGTTGTCACCTCGCCTCGTTCAATTTGGCCTTTTAAAATGTTTTGATATGTCATTCTGGTAATCCCTTTGTTTGTTGATAATCTACAATACACCCTTTGCACCAGATTGCAAACATTATTATTCTGGGTAATCCGGCATTGGCAATTTAATACCATGCTCGGCGGCAAACCGGTAAATAGAGTCTAGGTATTCTGCCATGGGTTTTACCGTTAATTTTCGAGTCGTGTAGACTTCAACAGGGCCATCTATCGTATCAACAATTTTAGGCATTAGGCCGATACGCATGAGCGCCTCGTGCATTTCGTCGGGCGTGTAACCTAGCTCACTTCCGAGAATGTCGTATAGCTTCCACATCAAAGCGTTTTGCTCAAGGCTCCTGTTTTTCTTATATGGCTTTATTGATATGTCCCAGACCGTTGTAATGTTTAGTGCATGGATACGGTCAATCGCGTGTTGGCGCTGGCGCTCTTCACGTATGATTATTCTTTGTGTCATTCAAGTTCCCCTTCTACTTGTAAGCGCCCTATTGAATCAATAACCCCGTCCAGTTCTTGAACAAGTTTAGCGTTTTCAACCCTCAATTTCTTTATTTCAAATGACGCTTCTTGTCGTTGGTTTACGCTATCCTGTGGATGTTTAATAGGACTATTTAACCTTATTAGGATATCAACCATATCAAAACACTTTCCAAAGGATAACCGCTACAAATAATAAATTTAATAGGCATAAAGATATAACATTCATCACAAAACCCCTTCATATTTCATGAGTTTCTGATTCAACAAAACAAGACTTCGTTTGCGTTGGTCTTTCGGTCCCATTGCCTTCGACATAAATCTCCGGAACCATGCCATATTGCCACCGTCAACGACCTCGCCTTCCTGCTTGCCACATTCGCTGCACTCAAGCTTATGTTCCAATGCGCAAGGCATAACCGCAACCCAGTCATAGCCACATTCCATGCAAGCCACGTACTGGTATTCGTGCGGTCTGTGGTCATCCAGTTTTACTACGCTCATTCCTCATTCTCCTTTTCTATTCCACATAACATGGAAAGATAACGGACCTAGAACCCACCACCGATATCCTATTATTTTACCAGTCGCCATCTTAGCCCATTCACAGTGCGGCGAGAAATCTATAGAGAAAGTGGGAGCATATATGTGTTGAGGGTTATCCTGTTCTTGATCAGTCATGATAATTCATCCTTATATGGTGATTTTTCAAAAAGTTCTAAAGCGTATTCTAGCCCATTAACCCCGCGAGATTCCAGAAAGCCGATTTCGGCCTCTGGGCCATGCACACCCCGCGCTAGATCATGCGAGTCTCTACATATCGGAATGACGTATTTGTCGTCACGACGCCCAATCTTATCTGATGGTTTATAATGAATTAGATGGTGCACTGCGATTTCACTGCGTCCACACACGCAACACGGATGCGTTGCGACCCAAGCAAGATGGCGCAGGCTATTGCGGTCTTTGCGCTTGATGCGCTTATGCTTGAGTTTCTTGGGTATCATTTTTAGGGCTGAACACGTCTTCGTGGGTAGCATCATAAATGGCGCTTAAGTCAGAGATAATATCTTTTAAAATATCTAATTGCCAAATTCCTGATTCCATTTCAAAAGCCTCTGTGACTTCTGCTGACGCCTCGCCAGAGTCTACGTCTATTTTGATTTTTATATATTTACTCATTTATGAATATCCTATTTTGAAAAGTTGCCGGGATATTGTCCCGTCCCGGCGCGGGCGGTTTAGGTGTCAAAAGGTCGGGAAAACCTCAGCGATTGTTTCCGTACGCTCACCATGCCAATTCTGTGAGCTTATACCATTCCCGATATGTTAAAAAGGTATATCTAAGTCCGTATTGCTGGCTATGGCCGTTTCTTCACCACTATCATTATGCTCAGAACCGCCCATTAGTTTAACTTCTGAAACACGCAGCTCTAATGACGTTTTCGTCGTCCCGTCTTTCGCAACATATTCGTTGATAGTTGGTTCACCTGTAACAACAATCTTAGTTCCTTTTTTAATCCATGCAGAAAGTTTTTCTCCACGTTCTCCCCACATTGTGCACCGGACCCATGTCGTCTTTTTCTTGTCTCCGAATCCAGTGTCGCAAGCGACAGACCAGCTCGCGTTGCTCTTACCAGATTGAGTCGTTCTTATTTCGCTATCTCGACCGACATTCCCGGCCACCATTAGATGCATCATTTTTTTAATCTTTCTTTCAGTTTCAAAATCATTTCGTCTAGCTCTCCAAGGAATTTAACAACCTCGGATTCAAGCTCTTCAATGCGCTCGTCGTCACGGTCAACGCGGACACAAAAGAAATCATTGTTCTCTGGTAGTCTAGGGTCGAATGACACGAAGTCGCACCATTGACGCCCAGCACAAGCCATCTGCCATTGCATTTGGTTCATATATTTCGACGGTGCTTTTTCTGCGAGCAACGTTGCAATGTGCGTTGCTGTGTTGGGGCATTTAATCTCCAGCATACCCTCATCGCATACCATGCCGTCAGGTGATGCCCCTGACATTTCGATGTTAGGGTGCAGAATGAATCCTTCTTCAATAACAGCGTTGCCTGTTTTAAATTCGTAGGCAGCTCGCGCTTGCGGCTCGGTATCAGTTCCCCATTGCATGGCTGCGTTGGCGTAGAACTCCGTAGGGGTGCCTGTGAGCCTCTCCACGAGAAGTTGGCTCATGTATGTGGCTCGGCTTGCGCCATACCCTGATTTAGTCTTAGACATAACATCTGAGACTTTACTAGCACTAACCTTGCCTGTTCGGGCCGCAAACCATTCTGGCGTTCTTTGTTCCATTATGCGTCTGCCTTGTTTTCAAGAGATGCTTTTGCTGATGCAAACTTGTCGGACGGCATCTCGTCATAATTCTCTATTTTGTAATACTTTAAAAATACAGAAGATTTGACGCCTTTTTGATTTATTAATTTCACCAGTTCTTGTTCTTGTTTCTCCGTGATGTTTCGATGAATAACTGGCGTCCCTTCTGATGCCTCTGGGTCGTCGCCTGTTTCTATCTGGAACAACTTGAACAGCAGATATTTATTAGCACCAGTTAACGCCTTGTACAGTCCTTTGTCGCCGACACCGTTCTTGTTTCTGTCATTTCCGCATCCGTAAGCGATAATTTTCTCTGGCCACACCTCGCCATCTTTATGCGCGAGGGTGTAAGCAACTTTAACTAATGTGTTACCATGAGAGTCTATTGGCTGCACTTCTTCTTGCGATGGAATCAACATAAGCCCCGCTTCAATCATTGCAGGGCGCAGCACCTCTAACAAGTCAGCTTCGCCCGCGTACTTGTAGCCGTGGAACGTGTTTTTCCCTTTCTTTTGAACGTATCCGCATTTTTCCATAACACTATGCAGCGATGCTAAAATACTTGATTTTACGTGTGTCATTTTTCCTAGTTTCCTTTTTCTATTGCTTTACGCACTTTTTCCAGCGCAACAAATGTTGATGTGCTCGGGCCTTTGCCGCCACAACTGGTGCTTATCTGAGGCGCGCACTTTAATATGGCTTCAGCGTGAATTAAAGCATCTTGCACGTCGTCTGACGTGGCCCCTCGAAGTTTTGCCGACCGGCGCAGGACGTTTACAATTGCTTTGTTCATTAGAATTCATCCGTTAAAAGAGCGTGTTCAATCGCCTCTTCGTCAGCGTTACTGAGTCGTTGATACATAGACTCAGGTAGTTCCTTGCCCTTCCCTGTTGTCCAAAAAAGTTCCCAATCAACAACATAGGGGTGAAAAATTCCAACGTCTGGTTCTGGTGGGCAAATCGGACCCCTCGCCAAAACAGTAAGCCCACCTAGAATCTCTACTTGTGCTTGTGCCATTTAATTAATCCCTTTGTTTGTTTGATGTGCGGCGCACCGTGGCGGTACTCAAATATCTCAGGCCAGCTGTGCATTATGTAATCAAGCGCGTCCGCCATAATGATAGCTTCACTTTCTAACCTGTCAATATGGTCTTGGGTGGATTTTCGTAAGCTATCTTGAATCGGTTTGTCCATAAAATCCTCCGTTGTTTGATGATTATATAATACACCAATTTATCTGACTAACAAGTATTATTTTGCATTGCGCTGCAAATATATTTGCGGTACAAAGAAAACTGAAAAGGAGAATTCATGCATTTACATAAACAGTTATTAGAATCAATTGGCGGCACTCGCGAGATTGCAACAGCCTTAAACGTTTCAGACGATAAAGTCTCGAAATGGAAAAAGACAGGGATTGCAATGAAGTACGCAGAGCCGCTTATTACGTTCGCTCGGAAGAAAGGCGTGGAACCAAAACTCTGCGATTTCTTCAATGTTTAAGCGCGGCAAATACAACGCGGTCAAAACGGTTGTTGACGGCATTACCTTTGACTCAAAGAAAGAGGCTGCCAGGTATGCAGAGCTAAAGCTTCTCGAACGTGCGGGTGAGATTACCTGCCTCACCTTACAGCCTCGTTTCGACATTATAATCAAAGGTAAATTTTGTTGTTTTTACAAGGCAGACTTTAAATACTTTACAGCCGAGACTTGCGTGATTGAGGACGTAAAAGGCATGAAAACGCCTATGTACAGGCTCAAGAAAAAGCTTGTTGAGGCTCAGTACGGAATCAAAATAACGGAGACATAAAAATGTATTTTTACGCAGATTTTAGGGACGACTTGGAACATTCACGAAAACGCCCACTCAGCGCCCGCGCTATTCACAAGGCAATGAGCAAAGCACACATAAAAGAAACGTCAAAGAAACTCGCTATTCTAGCCCATGCAGAAGCATCAAAAGCATACGAGAAAGCCCCTGACGGGTATAAGTCGGGCCACGCAAAGGCATTGCAGAACGCCATGACCGATATGCTTAAAATGGAGAACAAATTATGAATAAACGGAAACAGAGAAAATTATACGCAGAAATCAATTTTATCATAAACTACATATCAGAAGAGTGCGAGATAGGGGTCCGGGACATTCAATCAGACACCAGGGCGAAGCATATAGCACAAGTACGCCATGTCATCGTCTGGGCCTCACGCCTGCTCACGTCGGCAACGTGGAGCAACATTTCTAAGGCGCTAAGCCGAACGGACCACTCAACAGCTATTAACAGCTATAGGCGCGCGCTTATGCTGCGTCATCAATCAACGCATCATAGATTATGCATGGATAGGTTTATTTCCCATTTGAGAGAAGAGTTGCGAAAGCGCCCTTTAGATGTATAATTACTTCGCGGTGAAAAAAAGCACAGCTTGATCTCTGTGCTGGTTTCGCTCTCCGGCCCGCCGCCTTTTTTGGAGAGTAACGATAGGAGAGATAAATGGCCGGGTGGCTAAAACTTCACAGAACCATAGAAGATTGGGAATGGTATACTGACGCAAACGTTATGCGCCTATTCCTGCATCTTTTGGTTAAAGCTAATTACAAACCATCAAGATTCAAGGGTCAAGAAGTGCCTGCCGGGTCTGTTGTCGCAGGGCGAACGGCGTTGTCTGCACAGCTTGGTATGTCAGAACAGCAAGTGCGTACTGCTTTGGACAAGCTTTTATCAACCAACGAAATAACCATCAACTCAACTAATAAATTCTCAATAATATCAATACTTTGCTGGGGAAAATACCAAGACGATAACCAACAAGATAACCAACAAGTAACCAACAAACAACCAACAGATAACCAACAAGTAACCACGTCTAAAGAAGGTAAGAAGGTAAAAAAGGAAGAAGGTAATAATATAACAGTTATTTTTCAGCCCGATAATTTCAATGACTGGTATTCTCAGTATCCTAGAAAGATTGGAAAGAAGGCTGCAGAGAAGGCGTTCGCTAAGGCAATCAAAGATGGTGTAACTATCGACCAATTAAATCAGGGCGTCGAAGCCTATAATCAGGAAATAAGCGATGCAGGAACTTCCACAAAATTTATTAAGCACCCATCGACATGGCTCAACCAAGGATGTTACGACGACGACCACGGGCAGATCATCCATGACAAACCCGGCAGAGACGACAAAAAGCCTCGAAGCATTTTTGAAATTGGGGATGAAGTTGCAACCCGAATGGGCTGGGAGTGACACTCACGATGTCATAGGGTTCGAAGTCTCCAGCGTTGACATCACGCACTATTCGAATGCGATGGACTCTTGTAGACCTATGCCTCAAAGAGAAATAGCGCGGCTGGTGCAGAAAATGATTTTAACGATGCCGATGAAAAATATGGATGATTTCGACAAAGCTGCTATCATAGCAATCTACGTTGAGGATTTAGAAGAATACCCGGCGGACGTTGTTGAGTACGTTCTTAAAACAATACGCAGGTCAAATAAGTTTTTCCCAACATGGGCTGAGCTTTACGAAAATTTAGAATTATGGGGCAGACGCCGTTTGCTTCTCAAAGACGCAATAGAAAGGGCAATAAAATAATGGAACCAATTAAACTTACAGCTACTTTGCGGGTCAACGACTACGATGCGCAACAATATACCATTGAGAGATTAACCGTCGCAAAAACAGGAAAAAATGCAGGGCAATCGACGTGGAAGCCTATTGCTTATTGCGGGGAGGTAAAAACGCTTGCACAAAATGCTCGTGAGGCGGTTGGCAATGAGTTCGCACGATTAGCTAAAGAAAAGGCCGAAGAATCTTTTGACGCGCAGGGTCTTAGCGAATTATTGTCTAACCTTCCAACAAAGCCGAGGGCAATAAAATGACATACATGTACGGCAAGGAAGCGTATGACGCGATTGAGCGCCATGTTTATAATTCACGACTCATGCCTAACCAGTCTATCCCAATTGTCCAACATGGGGGTGCGGCATTATCTGCAATGATTGGATATTCTAATTGTGTACTAATAAAATCATTATGGAGGTAATAATGACCAAGCGAGATAAGATTATAGCTACAATGCGTTATGCGTATAATGCGGAACTACAAACCTCGCCAAGTCAGGGCGCGGGTGATCGAGCATGGGGCTTGGCGCTATTATCCATCGAAGCTCTTGGATACGCCATCGTCCCGACCGAGCCGACTGAGGGGATGCTAACCAATTCAGGAACGATGGAAGGTTTTAACGGATTTGCTGAAGAGGGCGATGTAGATAGGTGCCATATCGAATGGTGGGAAACCATGATCGAACAAGCACAGAAGGAGATGGAGATATGATTAAATGTATTATAATAATTTCACTATTCTCCACCAGTGGAATTCCTATAACGGCGACGCTTAGTTATGAAGACGTAAAAAGGTGTGAAAAAGCATATGAGCATGTTCTTGTTCGCTTAGATATCAATGAGTTCGCACGATTATCTAAGGAAAAGGCCGTTGGTGAATGGCGCAGAGTTGGGAACGTAAAAGCAGAACAGGGGATGAACAATGACTGAATCCTTAGCCCACGAAGGCCCTGGCCGATATTCTAACAACATCCGTATGTATTGGGAGCGCCTTGGCTTCAAAGTCAGAACGCGCGATTTTATAACAGGCGATTCGTATGGAGATTTTTGGTGCGTTCGCTCTGACATGAAAAACGGCAACCCATGCATCCAACAAAAAAGGACAATGAAATGAACAACGATATAGATTTAACATTAAACGAGCGAGAGGCGACGCATGGGGATTTTAGTGACGTTGCCTCAGTCGCTCAATCGTTAAAATTTCATATGGATTGCGCGCCGTATTGGGGCAATTTAACCGATGATAAGAAAGAAGCCTTACAAATGATTGCGTTAAAAGTTGCTCGTATTGTGTGTGGTAATCCAAATTACCCTGACCACTGGAAAGACATCGAAGGTTACGCCCGCCTTGTTCGGGACCGTATCGCCCCTGATGACTAAATGGACGCCTGGAGCATGGACGCCAAAGCGTTGCGCAGTGTGGAACACGTTAAACGACGAAACCAAGACCCGTTTCCAAGAATGGGTATGGAAAGAACACGAACGCGGCCAATGCAACCCAACTCAGATACCGAGGGAATTAGAAAATGACGAAGAGAGCACACAAGAAGTTTGAAAGAAACCCGAGAGATTTTTACGCAACCCCAAGTTCTGCAGTATTGCCATTGTTACCGCATTTACCGCCCGCCGCGCATTATGACGAACCCTGCGCCGGAGAAGGTGATTTAATTAAACATTTATCGGCGTATGGGCATTATTGTGAGCAAGCCACTGATATAAGTCCACCTAATCGGATGAAATCAAAATCTATTGACGCCTTAGATATAAATGAATGTCGTAGCAAAATGTTCATAACAAACCCGCCGTGGGATAGAAAAACGCTTCACCCTATAATAACTCGTTTGTCAAACTTAGCCCCAACATGGCTATTATTTGATGCTGACTGGATGCACACAAAGCAATCTATAGAATTTATGCCACGATGCGAAAAAATTGTGTCAATAGGCAGGGTGTCTTGGATGGGTAACGGTGTAAGCGGTTTTGATAACTGCGCTTGGTATTTGTTTGATGTAATGAATAAAGAGACAACTAAATTTATAGGTCGAACATGGAAAACCGGACAGAAACGACAGTGACTAGGATTGATACAATATTCGGGACTTGCTATTTACAGATAGATAGCTTGAAAGGGATTGTGTGCGGTGGTAACATATCCACGCATCGCAAGGAGCCTAACAGCCAGATAACCTTGTTCACAGAACAACTCGCGGATGGACTTCGCAGGGCATTAGAGGGTAAAAAAGATGTATAGAAAACGGAATG